TGTTAACAGATCCTGTTCCGTAGGAATGTAGTCTGTAAAAAACGTCGTCTAGTCCAACGCTGTATCTTTCTGCAGCGTCTACGATGGCACCAAGATCTTTCGTGCCGAACTTTCTAAGTCCTGTCATTTGTATGCTCCTTTTATAAGCGAGTTTTGTTGTGTGATCCCCGAAGGCAATCACCATTATTTAACAGTCATACCTAGTAATATTTGGGTGTAGCATTCCGAACTATAGTGTAAGGTTTCCCAGACCTACATATAAGTAAGACCCATTCTCGATGGAAAAATGCGTAAGTTTTTACCTATCGTTATGTTGTTGATGGCAGCACCAGCACACGCTGATATCACCCATCGACTTTCTTCTAGTGTTCAACTGCAAGTGAATTCAGCAGCAACACAGGCGACTAGATTAGGAAATTCCTACAGTATCACAGGCAATAATGTGAATACTACTGACGGTACAACTGCTAATACAATCTCTACTGGCGGTATCACGTCTGGTGTATATTCTCCTGGTTCTATTTCAGCAACCCAAGCAACTGCTGGAGAAGCATTCTCTTTCACTGCCTCGTTCACACAGGCTGACGCCATTCCTACAAGTGCAGCGACTACTGGAGAAATTCAGAACTTCGGCATCATGACAAGTAATGCAGCTGGAACCGCTGGCGACTTAGCTGGTTCAATCGATTCTTCAGGAACCATGTCACTGACGGCTGGTGGCGCGGGAACATCTGCAATCGGACAGTTCTCTAGTGAGTTACTCATCAAGTAAGGAGAATCCTCGTGAGCATCCTTTCTGGAAAGACCTTCATATCTACTGCGACAAGTGCGGTGGCAGTCTTGACTACTGCTGCCGCTGTCCAGGCGGTCCCCGTGGTCCCAAATTTTCAGCAGGGCCAAATGACGACTCACACAGAGACCACATCTGAAGTGGTCGAGGTAATTAATTCCATGGATTATAACACTGGATATACATATAGTGTAAGTGGACATGGAGTTTCACCTTCTGGAGGTAGTATCACACCTTCTGGAACACAATCACAAAGTGTTCAAGCACCTGCATCTACAGGAAATAGTAATGGGATATCATCAACATGGACAGGATTGAATATGGGAACGAGACCATCATGGAGTCAAACAACTCCTGGCGGACAATTCTCGTTCGTAGAATCTTACATGGCACCAGGTCTCTCGAACCATACAATTATCGAGAGAACAACAAAAATTCAAAGCGTAACAGATACCACAAGTATCTTTACGCAATAATTGCATTATTTGTAGCAGCACCCGTAAATGCCGAGACCGTTGGTGGTGTGTCTGCTACTGCAGCTCCAGTGGCGAATAGCTCTGGCTCAGTGACCAATCAAGCTATCCAGGTTTTACAAGGACCATATATCACCAATGCATACGGTGATGGGATTCAATGCCAAGGACCAACACTCAATGTTACACCATATGTTACACGCAGCTATAGCTGGCAGTTCCCCTATGAGAGTCACTATGCTGACCCTGTATATAACATGCTTGACCTTACTGGTGATTATGATGACGATGGCAATCCTATCCCTGACGGGATTCCTGACAACCCAGGTGACATTCTCTACTATCGAGATATCAGAACAGGGCAAAAAGACAATTATAATTGGAACGCAGGATTCTCAGCAACAATCTCGTGGCCGTTAGATAGAAAGCAACAAGAACTCTGTAAAGAAGCAGCACAACATCATAATGAATTGCGTAGTCAAATGACTGCTAATCGTAGATTAGAGTTTGAGCTTACAAGATTAACCAGATGTGGTGAGTTGGCACAGAAAGGAATCTCCTTCGCATCTTGGAGTCCTTATTATCGTCTGTGTGAAGATGTCGTAGTGCAAAATAAAAATACTATTGCACCACATGTACATGCGATTCCCCGAAAAACTTCTACTAATGCAAAAGACTTAGGTCTACCAATGTCTATCGGTAAACCTTAATTACTTTTTCTTTTTGGGTTGCTTGAGTTCAGGCAACCCTTTCTTTTCTCTATACTTATTAGCACGAATCTCGTTAGCAGATAACTTAGGAGGTTCTTTTCCTAGTGCCTTCTTGATCTTTTTGATTATCTGTTTAACGATAGGTTTAACAACTTTCAATAAGAATGGTGTTGCAGTTGCTGCAGCAGTTGCAATGATAGTAATACCTGCTGTAGTTGTAACCTGTCCTACTGATGGAACTGCTTTAACAATCTGATCAACTATCTCCAGATCATCTTTGATTGCAACACACTGCTTTTCAATCAGTTTATATTCTACAATTTTTTTCTTACCAGCATCAGTCAGTGTACCTACAGGTGCTTCTAGTTTCTGCACTTCAGTAGGACACTTTGGTTTCTCTGGTAATTTTTTTGGAACCTCTGGTGTTTTAGTCTCTGGTTTCTCTGGAGGTTTAAGTTTCGGAGGTTCTACCTTCTCCTGTTCCCATTTAATTTTATCTTTATCATAGTCAATAGGATTGAATGATGGCATACCAGAATCACAAAAGGTCTTTACACCTTTAGGATCATCTGCAGAAAGAATACCACTCTTCTCTCTACCACTATTCTGTTCATGTGCCTGAACACAACCAGGCATATTGATGATAGGCACACCAAGTTGACTAGTCACTGGTGGTGTTGGAGGAATAACATTAGGTGCTTCCTTCAACCACTCAGGTGTATATACCCTAGGGATCGGTTGAACACCAATATCCCTACGGGGTATATTAATCTTTGGTATCTCCATCCTCGCAGTCCTCACTTAGTTCAGTAGCAATTTCACCACCAACCTCAGCACCCTTATCAGATGCGAAGATAGCAACCAGACCGCCTAGAACGGGTCCTACAAACGGCACACCCATAACAGCAGGAGCAGCTGCTGCACCCATGCTAGCGCCGACGACACGACCAGTCTGTTCGCCACCTCCCGCCGCTTTGATACATGCGACGTTGGCAGCGGTTAACTTTCCCTCGCCGTTCCCTCCTAGATGGCGTTGACCATCCATAGTATATTCTTCTCTGAAGGTTACAACAGATTTACCACCGATACCGAAGAATCCATTCTTCTTATCGACAAACTTCTCAACCTCCATGGTTTTAGGATCGTTGCCTTTGTAATCAATCTCATATCCATCACGACCAACCTTTGCGGTATAAGATGAATATTCACCTACAGGTGGATTGATGGTTGGAAACGTATTGCGTCCAGCAATCATCCCAATCATGCCAATGTGCCCAATGCCAAGAATGACACCGAGCCCACCTGCAAACCAATGTAGGGGTTTCATAATCCTGGTAGTTTAACGGGAACAGGCAGACTTGTCGCCTCAGGCATAGCTGAAGGAACTGCGCTATCTAACATGCCAGGAAGTGCTCCTGTAAGCGCCTCTGCTGCCGCTGCAGCGATCTTCTCCTTAGCGGATTCGATCAGTGCATCTCTTTGGAAATAAACATATGCTCCACCACCGACGATGCCTGAAACACCGACGAAGGAGAGCACTGCAAGTACGTTAATAATTTTTTGCATGGTTATAATTTGTAAGTGTCATCTGTAGAGATTTTGATTGGTGCCTGTTCAATTCTAATTGTTTGAGCAGGTGCAGTTTCTTTTGCTGCAGCAATCAATCTCTCCATATCTTCTTTACTGATCCCGCCGCCACCATTACCATTACCATTCTTACCTTTCGCAGTTTGGACTCCGAACGTAGCTAAAACCCCAGTAAAGACCGAGGCTATGAATGTCGGATCGAGATCTTGTTCAGGGAACTGAAGTGCCTTGGGCAAATCTACATATGCCAAGGTGAGAATACCACCAGACCATACTAAGATTCCCAGTCTTACAAATGTAGACAGAATTGCCAACTGTTCTTCTTTGTCTTCAGATGCCTCTTTGAGTTTACTGAGAATACCTTTCTTTTTAGGTTCTTCTTTCTTTTTTACTTCTTCTGGCATATATCAACAAAGCATGGCAGCTCTATTTATGATTCTGAAACTTGCCTTTTCTTTCCAATATTATACTTAGACTCAAGAGTCCAATCACCCTTTTCTTTATATGCGATGACTTTGATCTGACTAAGTGGCGCTGCCTCTTTGATCAGAGTTTCGTTTACAATTTCTACAAGACCCCAGTCAGACAATAGTTTGATGATTCTATTCCTACGCTGAACATCGTTCTCAGAAAGATTTGCTTTCTTTCCATCAAGCGCAAATAACTCTTTGAAGTGTACAATGTAATACTGACCTTTCTTGTGAAGAATATGGCAAGACTGATATAACTTTTTCTCTTTTCGTGATGCCACACCGATACGGGTAAGGGTTTCACGCACTTTGAGAAAGTCGTCTGGTTCTTTCAGACTCACTTCAATCATATCATCTTTAGTCCAATGGACCTCCTTAACTTCATTCATTTCTTACCCCCTTTATTCAATTTGGTTCTAATGACATCGAGTTGTGTAGGTGTAAGTATCCTAAGTGCTTGCTTTGCTTTTTCATTGGAGTATCCATAGTATTGCTTTACAAGTTCAAGATCATCAACCTTTTGTTTCTTACCCCAAGGAGAAAATCTCTTACGGGGTCTCACGATATTTATAAAGAAATCGTATTGCAATTTCTTGTCGAGATGTTGATACTGATTCATCTCATTTGCAATCATGATTGTGTCCATGTGTTGAGACATGCACTTGTTTATGACATAAGAAGGATAATTCTTTTCCCATGCAGGATCATCATCCTCCATGAGATTCTTCTTAGTCTGATTAATTGTGTTCAAATAATCCTTTAGAGGATAGCGTTCATCGTAAGGCATCGTATTCTTGAATAAGAGTTTCTTTAAGTCCTATGGAATCTACATTCATATCTCTCATCTTATCAAAATAATTATCTAACATGCAACCATCGCTTCTAACATAATGCAAGAATGCCTGAACATATTCCTTACCGAAGAAACGATCTCTCCAATGTGGTGCGATACATCCAAGATATATCATAGCATCACCAGGACCCAGCATTACTGATTGAGGTTCTCCTTTAGAGTTTTCAATATAAATGGTCCATGGTACATCACCATCCAAATGTAGAGTAACTGAGATCTCACATGATGGGCGATCCATATGTCTTGCTAAGACACTATCTTTTCTGTAGATGCGTGAATAACAATATGAGGGCAACACATATGTACCAAGAACATTAGAAACTTGCAGTGTTTGATTGCAAAGAATTTCTAATGCATGTTTTTGATTATATTTGGATGCAGAGTTTGGTGCCTGATCATCACCAGGATAATTCCAAATAGCATCTTCTTCTCTAAAGCGTTGTGCTATATCCAGTGCTTCGCCAGCAGGAATAAATCCTGGTACAATAATATAATTATTTTCCAGTAGTTGTTTATTCATACCTCGTAGTTGAGAAGTAATAGTTCCTTTCGTGTTTGTTGATCTTTCATATATTCACCTACTGATCTCATCGTGTATGTGTGATCATATTCATAGGGTCTCCAGTTAAGAAATCTAGATTTAATTAGATTGGAAGAGTTGTAGGAAACCATTTGATCGCACTTGAATTTATCACAATCAAAATAAAATCGATCGTGGTCGAATCCTTTATGCATTCCACCTTTCTTACCATACAAGTTTGACTTGATATCGTAAGGAGGATCTAGATATACGAAGATATCTTTCTCATCAGTTAGTAGTTGCTCATACGACAGGTTAGTGATGTTCCACTTTCTGATGAGTTGGGAATAGTATGGGAGTTTTTCGATTCCTCGCAAACTAAAGTTCGAGTCGGACGCCTGCCTGCTAAAGGATGAGGACTCAGAGAGACCAGAAAAAGAGCACTTGTTAACAATATAGAAACTGACAGCACGAGCCGTAAGGTCACAGCTTCGGGGGTCTTTCCCGAGATACTCTTTAGACTCCAAGAAAAGATATTTTGCCGAACTGGGGTCAGGGTGCCTTTGTTTAAGTTGGAGCAGTTGGTTCTTAATTTCATTTCCATTCAACTGGAGTTGCTTCCAGAACGTGTAGAGCGGTTCATACAGATCATTCACCCAGATATCTAGGTGAGGATACATCTGTGTAATGTACAATGCTACAGAACCTCCACCAAGGAAAGGTTCACGAAATTCTTTATAGTCTTTGAACAGGGGGAAAAACTCTGCCATTTTTTTAGTGGCACGAGACTTACCACCAGGATAACGAAGTGGAGTTTTCAGAGCGGTCATAGAATCAGTTTCTTTTCTTCTGGAGTGGTGATGATGTTATTACCAAATAGTTTAGCATACTGCTTGACTACATCGGGAGCACATTCAACACAATAAATGACATGCTTCATATCAAGACCAATCTCAGGATTTTCCTGATCAATAACTGATGCCCATTGAGCAAACCCAACTTGATTTTGTTGAGGAATAACAACTAGTGCATTCTGAATAGTGAGAATACCATCTTGCCAACCAAGAACTTCAGCGACAAGTTCTTCGCCTGTAACCATTCTAATAAGTTTTACGTCCATTACTTTAATTGCTCCACTACTGAATCAATTGATTCTGACATTGCACGATATCCAGATCCAATATAGATCTGTCCTCCAACAACTGCAATAGTTGCGATACCCCAGAAGATATAATACCAACTAGATTTCACTTGAAAAATTTTCATAACAACATACCTCTGTCACTAAGATATTTGAGAGTTTCTTTCAGGTCACCAATGTGTTTGTTACCAATGGCACATTGAGGATAATGTGCATCTCCACCAAATTCCATTTGAAATTGTTGTTTGGTGAAGTGCTGATCTAATTTATACTCATGAAACTCACCGCCCAAAGACTTAAGTAGCGATGCCATACGCTCACACTCTTGACTTCCATTAGAATAAATTACTGCGTTCATTTGAAATTACACTCCAGCATTAGTTGAGTTAAACAGGCAAGAAGGTTGATCTCTTGATCTACAACGAATGCAGACTTGTATTGATATTCAGCAATAATCAAAACTGCTGCTGCAATACTAGGACCCTCCATAACGCTAGACAAATTATCATAGAGTTTACGCATGATGGAAGCAGGATCAGAATCAAGATTCTGTGTGACCCACTTCTTCACATCATTAAACTTTTTATTCTTTAGACTATCAACCAAAGAGTCGATATTAGCATCCCCTAACGTCGCCAGAATGCCAGTGTCAATAGACCCAGTGCTTGCGTATCGCTGCAACTCATTGAGGGTTCTTCGGAAGTCAGGGAAGTATTTCTGAATGACTTCTGCAACAACTCTAGGTTGGAAGGTGACCTCCTCGCGTTGGAGGATATCTCGGCAGCGATTGAAGAAAGCGCCCGCCAACTCTTGCTTAGCTGCTCCACGAACATTGAATTCTACGACAGTCGTCCTACTATGTAGCGGCTCGATGATCTTGTTTTTGAAGTTACAAGTAAAGATGAATCGACAGTTCTTTTGAAACTCCTCAATCGAAGCACGGAGTAGAAGTTGAACATCAGGCGTTGTATTGTCTGCCTCATCGATGATAAGAACTTTGTGCTTACTAGAAGAAGTGAGAGACACAGTACTAGCAAAGTTCTTTGCCTGATTGCGTACAGTGTCCAGGAATCGACCTTCATCAGATCCATTGATAACATAGTAGTCTGCTCCCAGTTCGTGACAGAGTGCTTTAGCAATAGTAGTTTTACCAACACCAGCAGTTCCAGACAGAAGGAGATTAGGAATCTCACCCTGTTCAAGAAAACTCTGGAAGGTATTCTTCACAGATTCGGGTAGAATGCATTCGTCCACTTTCTGAGGACGATACTTTTCAACCCACAAAAAATCATTCATCATCTAGTTTCCTATTAATTTCAGTTCCTTCCCAGTCTGTTGCTTCCATGCGTTCAAACATGTAATGTGCTGCAGAGTCAGGAAGATTGTTTTCACCACAAGTAAAAACATCACAGACTGCCATACACTTCTCTGGCCAAGTATGAATACTAATGTGTGATTCGGCAAGAAGGGCGATGGCAGTTACGCCATAAGGATCGAACTTATGGGATGACACATCTAACAATGTACACCTACCCATTGTAGCAGCATTGACTAGCATGTTGCGAATATGGGACTCATCATCACACAAAGAGAAGGGACACCCCTTCAGTGTAAATAAGATGTGTTTCATTGGATTAGTTGTTAGGTTCTAGAGCAATATAATATTTGATTCCATCGCCTTGGAACATAGCAACATTCTTCTTACTGAGAGATACATTGTAATCACCAGGAAGAAGACGAAGATTCTCTACCTTGAAGCAGAAACAGAATGAATCTTCTGTAGTTCCGACTTCAACAGAGTAACTATTTGATGTATCGTTCTTTTTATCTGTTACACACAGATTCATTACACCATCAGTTCCATAAAGACAAAGATCTGGTAGTTGATACACACTAGCAGCACGTTGAAGTTGCTGCAAAACACCTGCCTCAAGACGGAACTTAACATCAATTGAGGGAAGAGAAATTTCTTTCTCTGGTGCCTGAGTGATGATATCAGGGTCTGCGTAAAAATATCGAGTCTTTGAGCGACCAGTTTGATCGCTAACTGTTACATAGTTGGATTGTGTAGTATCAATCTTAGGTTGATCAAATAGAGACAGACCACCAAGGAATACACCAAGGTCATAGATGGAAATCTGCGACTCAAACTGCTCATCAACCTCAGCGATGGCAAGGATGTTCTTATTTATGCTAAGTGTAGCGAGTTTATTACCAGGTTTGATGACAATGGATTTATTGATAGAACAGAAGTTCTTAAGGATTTCAATTGTTGGACGAGAGATTACGGTCATTGAGGGTACGCTTCAGTAGGGGGTGCAGATTTGTCGCTGAAATAAAGAAGGAGAAGTCCGTAGTGCAAGATCTTGATGATGTCACGACGGGCAGTTCCTTTCTTGTCATATCGAGATGCATACTTCAGGATATTACTCCTACAGAATGCTTCAGCGTCTCCACAGGCATCAATCAGATCTAGTGTCTGAATCTTATCAGTAGCATAGTGCTGATTGTATGTGCCAATGATATAGTCTCGGAGTTCTTTTAGTAACTCCTCTTCATTGTACTTCATAATAAAGGTGGAACTTTTTAGTAGTATAGATCAATTTGGATTGAGAGTCAAGTGGTCTCTGTCAATAGTAATTCTAGATTTATCGAACATAGCAATACTCATCGATAAACGTGTGTTAGAAGGTTTTGCTTGGTGATACCATCCTTTTGGTATAAAGATTGCATCACCAGGATATAAGGTGACATTAAGTTGTGGATTAAATTCATCATCAAATACCATCCAAGGAGTATTCCCTTCAACTTGTATGATGATGTTTTCTGTTTCATCTTTGTGAGGTTTGAAAGAATGAGAACCAGTATGACCTCCATAGATATGCAGGTCAGATGTTACGTCAAGAGTGTTTTCGATTTCACGACACAAATCATTTGTACGTTTATTGTAACGACCATACTTAGTAATTACAAAACCATATCCTTTTTTGATTTTGTGTGTGATGTAACGAGTCTCCTGATAATCACCATACCAGGCAGATGTAAAAGTGGGAACTTCATCTTTTATACCATCAGGACTGATAAGTTCCCATTTCATATCAGTCCTATACAAACATTCATCAACATCATCCCAAGAAACATATTGAGATGGATCGAACATAAGAAAAGGATAGTAAGAGGGAGTATTTCTACTCCCACATAGTTCATTCCATGTCTTCATCAGCATCAACTTTAGTGTACAGATCCATGAAGGACTGCTTTGTATCTTCATCAAAGCGATTGATGCAGTATTTGATTGCTGAAATACGCTCACCAAAGATACTATATGCGTCAGCAATGTGAACCAAACGACGTGTGGTAATTACTTCATCAACACCACCATCAAAGAAAGTCTTACGAATGACACCTGCCCACCTGACAAGTTTTTCAGAGAAGTCCTGATTGATTCCTGCATTCAATAGAATCTTAGTTTCAATGGCAGCGGAGGGATACTCCTGTTCAAACGTAACTGGGAATCGCTCAAGGAAAGCTTCATTAAGAACATTAGTTCCAACAAAACGACCGTCATCAGAGCCTTTACCTTTAGTATTTGCAGTTGCAATAACATTAAAACCTTCCTTTGGATTGATGTATTTTCCGATTTTCTTCAAGAATACACCCTTTCCTTCTAGAATTGACTGAAGGCAAAGAATCTTATTGCTAGCAAGATCAATCTCATCTAGAAGAAGTACAGCTCCCCTCTCCAAAGCTTCGATGACAGGACCATTGTGCCAAACAGTATCGCCATTGACAAGACGGAAACCACCAATAAGATCGTCTTCGTCTGTTTCGATTGTGATGTTGACACGGATCAGTTCTCTGTTTGTTGCGGCACAGACTTGCTCAACGGATAGAGTTTTGCCGTTTCCAGAAAGACCTGTGATGAAGACTGGATAAAAACGATTGGACTGAACAATCTTTTTAAGAGGAGCATAGTTGCCAAACTGGACGAAGGTATCATCTTTTTCAGGAACGTAAGAGACTTCGGTAGCGGGTTGTGCAGAAGGTGCTTCATAAGCACGTTCGATTTCTTGGGCAGTGAGATTCCATTTGCCCTTACCAGATTTATATGACTTCAGGCGTTTGCAAGCAGTAGCGTAAGATACTTTTAGAGAATCTGCAGTGCTGCGAACCTGAGGAGTGTTAACTTCTGAACCATAAAGATCCGTCAAAGCATTGACCAGTTGTTCAGTGGTAACAGGGTTTGGAGCGAAAGGCATTGGATTTGTTTGTTGTCTATACAGATATTATAGCAGAAGACCTGGCGTTGTGCCAGGTCATAGGACAGTTGTTCAATCGAACACTGCTGTCACATGCATAATAGTTGCTTCTGGATTTCGTGCTAGTGCAATCTTCTTAGCATGTTCGTAGTCTCTAGCAACTACGATCTCATCAAAGAGTGTTCCAGCAATATAAAGTTGTACTTTACACTTCAAAAGTGTACCTCCACACGATCACCTTCGATCACAACTTTCTTAGCATCATTCTGCTTTGCAGCATTGATAATCGAAGTGACCTGATCCTGATCAGTATTCTCAACTAGAAGTTCTTCTAGACCAGAGAAATCGTTGTTTACTGGAGGTTCAACATAGGACTCATTTGACTTCCAATCATTAACAAGTTTACGACGACGCTCCCACATCAGACGACTATATTCTCTACGAATAGGGTCTTGCTGTGCCTTAGGCATCTTCTTAAAGGTGGGATTAACCGATTCGATACACTCCAACATCTTATCAAAGATGATGACGCGATCTCCACCCTTTTCTTTATTTTTGATATTTGCTTCTAGTGCTTGAATGTCGTTGCCGTAATAGTCAGATACAATCATATTAAAGACAGTGGACAGATCACCATGTTTTTTGATGAATTGCCCCGCTGTCATGCGTTTACAGGAGTCTTTCATGAGTCAAGATTTTTTTGTATTTAGTAAAATTGTTAACTTGTCTGAGTATACACTCCTTATACGCACCTGTCAAGCAATTTGCTCGATGAATGCGTTAAGGATTGTTTTGTTTGTCATTTTAGAACCCATGTGCTTTTTGAATGCACGTTGTAGTTCTGCTTTGGTTGCAACCTCGTTTTTCTGTTTGACTTCCAATTCATGAGATCCACTACCAATTCCTTGGTTAGGCATGTAGAAAGCTTCAGTAAATCCAACCTGATTCTTCAAAGAAGCGAAGCGATTTTTCTTCCACTGCTTATCAACTTGATCAAATTCATCATATGCAAAGTGACGAACAATTCTAGTCAGTTCGTTTTTATTGCAGATGCGAATACCAATCCAGTTGTAGTCTGTGATCTCACGGAAGAAAGATACAATCTCCTTTGTAGTTTCAAAAGGAACTGAAGAAATCTTCCGAGTGTATCCAGTCTCACGATCTTTCAAGAAGAAAGTGCTTCTGTATGCATGGCACAGATACTTTTGACGGAACTCATCTGACCAAGGATAGTCAGAGTCAGTCTCAATATCGTAAGCAATAGGATTGGACTCACCATCGGTAAGACAAATCACATTCACCTTAGAAACCTTCTCAACATTCCTGAGTTTAGATACAAGTTTCCTTGTACAAAGAACAGCATCAACCAGTGGAGTACCGCCCAAACCAAACTTAGGATGAGAACCGATTCTCCATCCACCCATAGCAAATGCTTGGAGGAAGATTAGTTGCATAGACTTTTCCAAAGACTTTGCGTTCTGACGAGATGACAGAAACTCTAGGAGTTTGAAGTTCTTACTAATAGAAAGTTGATTTTGCTTTGGTTCTACTGCCACTACTTCTTCTTCATCCTCTCCTCTTGAGTGACTATAACCATCTTGGAATGCGTAGACACGGAAAGGAATACCAACTTTTTTACAGAACCAAACCAAATTGAAAGTTTGCTTCAATGTATCAAGTAGTACATCACTCATAGAACCAGACCAGTCAATATGCATGATCAATCCATGGTTCTTACCTTCAGGAATAGTAGTAACTTTCTTGAAGATATCCTCATTATAGAGGTAAGTATGCAACTTATTAGTATTGATTACACCAGTTTTAGAAGTGGCAGCACGACGATACTCGTCTGCAGACTTCTTCATCTCGAATTGTTTTACAAGATAGTTGATGGTCTTTCTAGAATCTTTCTTGTACTGATCATACTTAGTCATTGCATACTCTAGATTTCTAAAGTAGTAATTCTGACTGCTTTCTTCTTCAAAAGGTCTGCCGTAAAACCAGCAGTTCAGTTCTTCCTGAATCGTAGCAGCAGGGGTAATAAGTTTATCTACATCAACATCTGGAAGAGAAAGGTAAATCCACTCAGACTGATCATCATCAACCAGTGTTTCTAGTGCATCACGCAATGCTTCTTCAGTGATACTTTTAGTTTCATCGTATTCTTTCTCATAACTAGGAACATCTAGATGAGCAGGATCATCATCACTATAAGAGTCTTCATCCGTAGGATCCCATCCTTCTTGTTCATCTTCACCATCTTCATCACCAGATTCATCAGAAGATTCTGGTTGTACTTTTTCTTCTTCATCGGCAGAGTCGCCTTCTCCTTCCATATCAATTTCAGGAAGATTTTCTGGAGACTGCTGCTCTTTTTGTTCTTGTTTTACTTTAGAATATTCATAAACTCGCTTAGCAAGATCAATAACTTCTTCAAAACTATTAGTAACATCTGCAGCATCAACAAACTGCATCTCATCATCAGCGAATGGGATAGCAGTATTTCCTTTGTAATACAGATTGATACGATCAATCAAAGGAAGTTTGTCAAGTTCTTCACCTTTGACGCCAAAGAAATCATCATCCCAAAGTTCTTTGTATCCTTTGAAGAAAGATTTACGAAGACCAGGATAGGTCACCTTCATCATACGCTCAATACGAGCATCCTCTAGGACGTTCACAAACGCCTTAGGAGCATCACCAAACCCAGTGTTGGGGGTATAGAGAGCATGACCCACCTCATGACCAACCAGAAGGTCATATACTGTAGAGGATGCAGTCTTCCAAATAGGAAGAATCAAAAGTCGCTTGTCAACATCAAAGGATGCAGTGCTGACCCGACGATGCTCAACGTTGAGGTTTTCGGTTGCCAGTAGTTTGGCGAGGGTTCCTTTAACTTCTTGATTGATCATAGGATTCTTTAGATGTATACATCATAGCAGATCAGATTGGCAATGGTCAATAGGGTGGACACTTTTATTATTGTCCCAATGCCTCACTGCATTGGCAACGATAGCCACATTGGTAACCATGTAAGCGATAAAAATAAGGGTGCGTATGCCAGCAATAGTATCAGCTTCTCTGTTTGTTCGTCCATCCTTCGCACCTAATGCCTTTGCCCAGACTCTCCATGCATTACGAATCGTCTGACATCTTCGAGAAATCATTTATCTTTTCAAATTTAATTGTTCGTAGAAACTTGTCCACAAGAATTTCACCCTTGTGACTGATAACAAAAACATTGGAATCATTTCCAAGACCACGAAGAATTTGCAATAGTTCAGCAGTGCCAGAAGCATCGAGAGAACTATCAAAAACTTCATCAAGAATCAAAAGATTTGTAGCAACACTATTCTTCATGCGAGCAACTTCACGCCATGTAAACAATAGTGCCAGATCAATCTTCTGCTTCTCACCTTCCGAGAA